CCCCGTCAGGTCCCCGGCGAGCTTCTTGGTCGACGCGCTGGCCTGGGCCATGCCCGCCTGGAACCCCTTGACGTCAGCCGCAAGGCGGTAGACCACTGAGCGATCAGCCACGCGCCACCGCCTCTCGGGGTACTCTCACCGGATGGATCGGAACATTCGGACGGGTCTCGTGGCGCTGTGCGTGGCAGTCCCGCTTGCGCTCGTGGCGCTCATCGCTGACTCGACACCGGGGACGCTCTGCGGCGTCGCGGCCTTCTGGCTGGCCGTGGCTGGCTTCGGCTCGATCGCTTGGGGCCTGTGGCGTGGAGGGCGTCAGCGACGCAAGCGACTAGGCGAACTCGTCATCCTCGGGCGCGGGGGCGAACTGGCTCGTGAAGACGGACACCCCGTCGAGCGGGTGGAGTCCCGCCTGGTCGTTGTGGTCCTTTTTCTCGTGCTTGGCCTGCAGACGGCGCACGCCCCACTCCGCCGTGGCGGTCGGGTAGCAGATATTGGTGTGGGGGTGCCAGTCGAGGTCGGGGTTGGAGCACACCGACTGCAGGTTTCCGCACTTGCGGCACACCAGCGCGTCGTGTGCCATGAGCAGTTCCCGCTGCTCGTCGGTCAACGTCAGCCACGCGGGATACCCGCCGTGACGGCCCGCGACGGTCAGTTCGTGTCGGACCTCGGGGACCGCGAGGCGGGCAACGATTTTGGGTCGAACTGCGCCCGATTCACCAGGCTCCAGGCGTCGAGCAGCAGCACCTTGAATTCGCCCTCGGACAGCGCCGTGTCGGCCCACTCATCGAAGGCGGCACGGGAGCTGAACTCCGGCTCCTCGATGGAGGCGTGGACGAGGTCGTCCTCGACCGTGTCGGTGTTGACCCCAGCCAGTCGGTCGCCGGCAGCGGTGTCCTCGTCGACGTCGTCGGACTTCAGCCGCGGGGGGTGTGCCACCTTCAGGTCTCGCCACGCCTTGCGCCCGATGGCACGGAGCACGACGACGCGCTGCTTGGACTCGGCATCCTTCTCCGCCTCGGCCTTGAGTGCCTGGTACTCCTCGGCCATCTGCTCAGAGGGGGGCACCTCACCGGCAAGCAGGTCGGGCGACTTGCCGTCCTGCTCGTCCTTGCGGGCTGCCTCGATCGCGCCCCAGAGGGCGCTGAGTCGTTGCGGATAGTCGCCGTCGGGGAAAACGCGACGGATGGTCTGGGCCATGACTTGCTCCTTGACGAGATCGACGAGAGGTGACGAGAGACCCCCGGCCGCGTCTCGTCAGCGCAGCCGGGGGTCCGTTGGGGTCAGGCTGCGACTGCCACGTTCCACGCGGCGGGGCCAGTTACCGACACGGCGGCAGAGAACGTGTAGATGCCTGAGGAGTCGTTGTTGGACTGGCCCGGCACCGCCTTGGCGATCTCCACGGGGATCACGTCGACGAACTGGCCCGAGGTCACGTCAGGCGACGCGGTGTCGGCCTGGATGCCCTGGCGACGGACCAGGAAGCCGGTGTAGCCGTTCTTGACGAACTCGTACCCCTTCTTGTCCGCAGAGGCCGTAGCCGCCTGCGGGTCGAAACCGCCCACGATGTCGGGGATGGTGACCGTGGTGGTGTCGTTGGCCTCGTAGGACTCCGTCTCGCACAGGTACTCCGCGAGCGTCACCTTGCTCGTGGATGCCGAGGGCCCCTCGAAGTCCTTGAGCAGCGTGCAGGAGAGGTTGATGCCGGTGGCGGCGTTGACCTCGGTGGCGGTGGGTGCCGTCTTGACGGCGACGGCGGGGACCAGCCAGTACGAGGTCTTGCCGTTGGCCTGGACCTTCCTGGGCTTGGTGGGTGCGACCATGACTTACTCCTTGTCTCCGGCGGGCGTCTGGCCGCCGCTCTTCGCCGCCTCGGTCGAGACAGACGTCTTGTATTTCGGCGGCAATGGGCTGCCGTCGAGGTAGGTGGCGTCCTGCTTCAGCTCGCGCCACACGTCGGGGTTGGCGTCGAAGGTCTCGCGAAGGATGGACAGGTGGTGGCCTGTCTCCTTGTCGGAGACACGGACGTACTCGGCCATGCGGGCGCTCCTCAGAATCGGTACGTGTGGGTGGTGGAGAGGACCCCGGCGTCGTCGGGGTCACGAAAGAGGGGGGTGGCGATCTCCTGCTCGCACACCGCGCCGGCAACCTGCTTGCCGTCGAAGGCGGCAAACGTGGCGGCAGCGACCGCCTCGACCGAGTCGGCGGTGTGGCCGAAGTGCTGGGCGGTGAAGCGGCGCAGGGGGTCACCCGAGCCACCCAGGTCGCGGACGAGCGGAGCGTTGGGCGAGTAGCCGATCACCGTGTAGGGGTACTGCGGAGATGCGGGTACGGCGCCGAGGGCGTAGACCCGGCCGCCAGCGGTTGCCCGCTGGGTCACCAGGTCGCTCGTGACGCTCATCCGAACAGGAGCCCCACTGCGGACTCGATCATCCGCTCAGCACGCACCTGCATCCCGTCCAGGGCGCGCAGGCCGTCCAGGTGGGGTGGCTGGTTCTTCGAGCCGAACTCGAAGCCGCGACCCATGCCGCCCTGCGGCTTGCTGCTGTCGGGACCGACGTCGACCGAGATCGCGGTGATCCCGAAAGCGAGCTCGGAGTCGATCGAGTCGGGGTAGTGGACGCCGTGCTCGCCGGAGGTTGCGCGGGCGTTGGATGCCCACTCCTTGGCCAGCGCCTCGCCGGCCCCGAGCATCACTATTCGCATGGCGGGGACGGACCTGGCGCCGACCTCGGTCAGGTCGGCCGCGAGGCGATAGATCTCGGAGGCGTTGCCACCCATTCCAGCCATCAGGACAGCACCTCCGTCACCTGTAGCGGGTAGTGCGTGCGCTGCGACCCGTCGCCGCCGGAGCCGTCGACACGGACACGGCGACCGAGCATTCTGGGCGGCGTCTGCGGGCCGACAGCGGTGCAGACGGCGACCGCGTTGGCGGGCACCTCCTCGGCGTCCCACGGGATGCGGAGCTCGGCGGTGGCCTCGAGTGCGGTGCGACCGCCCGCCTCGGTGGACCGGACAGCCCGGGCGCCGCTGGCGAAGTAGCCAGGGGTGGTGAACAGGGGGTCGATGGTCTCGACGTCCTGCCCCGAGGCGTCGTCGTAGTGGTAGCCGCCCGTGGGGAGGCCGATATCGAAGGTGTCGACCATGCGGGCCTGGTGTGCTCGCCGGCCTGACTCGAGCGTGGACGTCAAGCTCACGGCCAGACGTCCGACCCGCCGAGCGGCACCGAGTAGGCAGCCTGGCTGGGCACCGATCCCGGCGAGAGCATGTTCCACCACTCGTCGAGGATGGTCACCCGCCGAGACTCGTCCGGCAGCCGGTAGGTGTAGTCGTCGATGCTCTCCGACGAAGCGCCACCGGGGTTCTGCGCCTTGGCTGCGACAGCCTCGACCACAACGAAGATCAGCGTCTCCTGGTCGAGCGCGGCCAGGTCGCCGAGCCGGTTGCGGATCTGCAGCTCGGCGGACTGGATCCACCACTCGACCTGCTGGACTTCTGCGTCGGCGGTGATGGGGCGGCCGAGAGCCACGGCCACATCGCTGTAGGTCACGATCGACACGGCCGCCCCACCTCCTTCCGGCTACTTCTTGACTTCGTCGGAGAGCGGGTGCGTGCCGCCCTTGACGCCCTTCTCGTCGCCACGCTGCTCCACCAAGGGGTTCTGGTGGACCAGCACGTAGGCGGGCGAGGTGGGGTCCGACGGGTCGTGGTCGGGGTTGACCACTGAGTGGTAGTGCTGCTTGTCGCCGACGACCTCGGAGTAGTCGCCCCGCTTCTTGCCGGAGCCGAGGGCGTCCTCGGGGCCGACCGGCTCCGAGGGGTCTCCGGCGAGCATCGGCACGCCGGAGTCGAGGGCGTCGTCGCGGGTGGTGGTGCCACCCTCGCTGTGCTTGGGGTCCTTCTGGGCCATCACTGGCCTCCTTCTGGGTGGGTTTGTCAGTCCGACTCGGGGCGGTATCGGGCCGCCCCGCACTCGATACAGCGGTGAACCCGCAGGGGACGCTCATGGCCCTTGTCGTCCACGCCGTGAGCCACGTAGGACTCGATGCGGACCTCGTCGTACTCCGGCCGCTTGAGGCAGAACTCCTCGTGAGCGATCTTCGGAGCCGTCTGAGTGCTGGCTTGGGCCATGAGCGTTCCCTTCGGTTGGTGGATCAGGCAGCCCGCACGCCGGTCAGGCGAGCGGCCGGCTTCGCGCCCAGGAGGGCGAGGCCGGTGTAGAACTCGATCCGGCCCATCCAGGAGGGCTTGGACTCGAGCTGGCGGGGCGGGTCGACCTGGAGGCCGCCGTTGGTGAGGCCCACGACGCCCTGCTCACCGAGGCTGTCGGTGAAGTTCACGGCGTAGATCGAGGAGGCGTCGGTCGACGTCCCCTGGGTCTCGGTCTGCGGGATGATCGGGGTGCCGTCGGCCTTGTTGCCGATGTCCACGATCGGGACGCCGTTGTAGGCGTCCACCGTCCGGCCGAGGCTGTCGACGGTCGACGTGCTGAACGTCTCCCGGCGAGCCGCGGAGCGGAACTTCGCCAGCACCGCCGCGTTCGTGTAGAACACGTCGATGCCGGGCACCAGCCCGATCAGGGTGTCGAGGGCGTCGAAGAAGGTCTGGCGGGTCGCGGAGTCGGTGTTGATCGCCGCTCCGTTGGTGCCCATCGAGACCACCTGACCGCCGGTCAGCCGCTTCTTCAGGCCGTTGAAGGAGTTGGCGTCCACGGCGGTGTCGCCGTTGATGAACGTGTCGCTGTACTTCGCGTTCACGCTCTTGGCCTTCATCCGGGCCTGCTCCGCGAGCAGGTCGACCAGGTTCGACCGGGTCTGCTGCAGGAAGCGGTCCACGACGTACTCACCGCCGAGGATGACCAGGGACTCCGTCGACTTGGCAGTGGTGCCGGTCGACTCGGTGTAGCCCGCGTTCACGGCGCGGAACGCAGCCGCCGGAAGGGCGGCCTCCGCGTCGTACTCGAAGGCGTTGCCGGTGATGGACTCGAACGGGATCCGGTCGAGCACGGTCGTGGAGGTGTTGATGGTCTCCACGACCCCGGCGAGGCGCTGGTTGTTGGACAGCGCCGCAGCGTCGGCAAGGGTCATTGCCATTGGGATGGTTCCTTTCTGTCATCCCGACAGCGCGGCGCTGCGGGAGGTCTTTAGCGGCGAGCGCCGGCCTCGATGTCGTGCTGGATCGAGGCGCGGAGTCGCCCTTGGGGGGTGGTCGGCGCGGGTGCGCCGCCACTACCGACACCGAGCCCGACCTGTCCCGGCGTGGGGATCGAGGGCTCGGTCTGCGCGGCGAGGCGTGGATTGGCCTCCACGGCTGCCTTGATCGCCGTTGCGACGGCGGCCGGGTCTCCCGGGTCCACCTCGGCGAGGCTTCGCAGGAACGACGCGGAGTCGAGCAGCGCGTCCGGGTTCCCGCCACTGGCTGCTGCGCCGCGGTACACGGCGAGCTGGACCTGCGCCTCACGCGCACGGGCCTGCTCGGCTTGGATGTCGGCGGTCAGCTTCTCGGGGTCCGGCGGCGTGTCGTCCGACTTCAGCCCGAGGGCCTTGGCAATCGCGTCGAGCTGCGACTGCTGCGCCGTCTGGAGCTCCTGGACCTTCGTCTCGAGGCCCTGTCGCTTGTCCCGCTCGGCTGCGAGGTCGGCGAGGATCGCGTCCTTGCCGCCCTTGCCGTCGTCGGACGGTGCCGGATCGGTCGGCGGGTCCGTGGCAGGCGGGTCCGCCGGAGCGGGGTCTGCCGGGGGTGTTGCTGGGGCGGGTGCTGGGTCGGCCATCTCGGCTTCTCCTGGTGGTTATGGGCGCTCCCTCTCGGAGCGGCCCGGGGGTCCTCGTCGCATCTCGCGGCGGGAGTCTTCAGACGATGTACGCGTGCTTCTTCAGCAGCTGTATCGCCAAGTCGCGGTCGCCATCGGCGACGCGGTAGATCGAGTCCGGGGTGAGGCGCATCTTCCCGGAGACGCGGTAGCGGGAGCCGTCCACTTTTGTCAGCTCT